ATGAGCCTGCCCTGGCTGTTCGAGTTCTGGGCTTTGCCGCACCAGTTGCCCCCCGAGGGCGACTGGAAAAGCTGGGTGATCATGGGCGGGCGCGGGGCGGGCAAGACCCGCGCCGGGTCGGAATGGGTGCGCAGCCTGGTCGAGGGGACCACGGCTGCTGCACCCGGGAAATGCCATCGCGTGGCCCTGGTCGGAGAGACCTTCGACCAGGTGCGCGAGGTGATGGTGTTCGGCGAGAGCGGCATCCTGGCCTGTTCGCCCCCCGACCGGCGTCCGGTCTGGGAGGCGGGCCGCAAGCGGCTGGTCTGGGCAAACGGGGCGACCGCCACGGTCTATTCCGCGCATGAGCCGGAGGCTTTGCGCGGGCCGCAATTTGATGCGGCCTGGGTCGATGAGCTGGCCAAGTGGAAGAAGGCCGAGGATGTCTGGGACATGCTGCAGTTCGCGCTGCGGCTTGGCGAGCATCCCCAGCAGGTCGTCACCACGACGCCGCGCAATGTGGGCGTGCTGAAGCGCATCCTGGGCAATGCCAGCACTGTGGTGACCCATGCGCCGACGGATGCAAACCGCGCCTATCTGGCGGAGAGTTTCCTGGCGGAGGTCGAGAGCCGCTATGGCGGGACGCGGTTGGGGCGCCAGGAGCTGGACGGCGTGTTGCTGGACGATGTCGAGGGGGCGCTGTGGACGACCGCGATGCTGGAAGACGCGCGGGTGGCCGCGGCGCCCAAGCTGGACCGGATCGTCGTCGCGGTCGACCCGTCGGTCACCGGCGGGCGGGCCAGCGACGAATGCGGGATCGTGGTGGCGGGTGTCGTCATGCAGGGCGAGCCAAAGGATTGGCGCGCCTATGTGCTGGAGGATGCCAGCGTCCGGGGCGGGCCCACGGATTGGGCCCGCGCCGCGATTGCCGCGATGGACCGCCACGGTGCCGAGAAGCTGGTGGCCGAGGTGAACCAGGGCGGCGATCTGGTCGAGAGCGTTGTGCGCCAGATCGACCCGCTGGTCCCGTTCAAGGCGCTCCGGGCGTCGCGGGGCAAGGGGTTGCGGGCAGAGCCCGTCGCCGCGCTGTACGAGCAGGGGCGCGTCAAGCATCTGAAGGGCGCCCTAGGCACGCTGGAGGATCAGATGTGCCAGATGACGGTGCGCGGGTTCGAGGGGCGGGGCAGTCCCGACCGGCTGGATGCCCTGGTCTGGGCGGTCCATGAACTGATGATCGAGCCCGCCGCAGGCTGGCGCAGGCCGCAGATGCGGCGATTGTAACCGGGTCCGAGAGGTCGGACCGACGAAGGGCCGTCCCGCAGGGGGCGGCCCTTTCGCATGGCTGAGGCATGGAGGCGAGCATGGCGTTTCGATTGTTTTCGCGGGAGGAGAAATCATCCCCCCCGCCAGAGAGGAAGGCCAGTGCGACGGGCCGGGTCGTGGCATTCGCCAGCGGGTCCGGGCGCCCTGTCTGGTCGGCCAGGGATACGGGCACGCTGACGCGCGGCGGGTTCATGGGGAACCCGGTGGGCTTTCGCAGCGTGCGCCTGATCGCCGAGGCCGCGGCGGCCGTGCCGATGATCTGCGCGGATCGCGACCACCGCTATGAGGTGCATCCGGTTCTGGATCTGCTGCGCAGGCCCAATCCGGGCCAGGGTCGGGCCGAGCTGTTCGAGGCGCTGTTCGGGCAGATCCTGCTGTCGGGAAACGGCTATCTGGAGGCTGTGGGCGCGGACGCCACGGGCATCCCGGAGGAACTGCACGTGCTGCGGTCCGACCGCATGAGCGTGGTGCCCGGTGCAGATGGCTGGCCCGTCGCCTATGAATATGCGGTGGGCGGGCGCAAGCACCGGTTCGACATGACCGGCAGCCCCGACCCGATCTGCCACGTCAAGGCGTTCCACCCGCAGGACGACCATTACGGTCTGTCGCCGATGCAGGCGGCCGCCGTCGCGCTTGACGTACACAACAGCGCCAGTGCCTGGTCCAAGGCGCTGCTGGACAATGCGGCGCGGCCCAGTGGGGCGATCATCTACAAGGGAGTCGACGGGCAGGGGGTGCTGAGCCCCGAGCAGTACGACCGCCTGGTGGGCGAGATCGAGATGAACCATCAGGGCGCGCGCAATGCGGGCCGTCCGATGCTGCTGGAAGGCGGGCTGGACTGGCGTCCAATGGGTTTCAGCCCGTCCGACATGGAGTTCCACGAGACCAAGCTGTCGGCGGCGCGCGAGATCGCGTTGGCTTTTGGCGTGCCGCCCATGCTGCTGGGGATTCCGGGGGACGCGACCTATGCGAACTATGCCGAGGCGCACCGTGCGTTCTTCCGCCTGACGGTGCTGCCGCTGGCGACGCGGGTGTCGGCGGCGGTCGCCTGGTGGCTGTCCGAGCATCTGGGCGCCGAGATCGAGCTGCGGCCCGATCTGGACCAGATCCCGGCCCTGGCCGAGGAGCGCAACCAGCAATGGGCCCGCATCAGCGGTGCGAGCTTTCTGACGGATGCGGAAAAGCGCGCCCTGCTGGGCCTGCCGCCCCTGGACGGGGCGTGAGGCATGGAAGGGTCGCGTTTCGTCAAGGACGGGCTGTGGCACGACACGCGTCTTGAGGCGCAGGAACGGATCATGGCGCTGCAGTTCGGCCAGGTCGAGAAGCGCCTGGAGCGGATCGAGGCGATGATCGAAGGGTTGGAGCGGCGGCTGTGGATGACGGTCTACGGCGTGGTCGCCGTGATCCTGACGCAGGCCGTCCAGGGTATTCTAGATTATGCGCCGAAAGGAGGCTGAGGGATGGTTCCGGGTCTGGAGATGAAGTTCGCGGGCGGTCCGCCCGTGCTGACCGACGGTCAGGTGATCGAAGGCTATGCCAGCCTGTTCGGTCTGACCGATCAGGGCGGCGATGCGGTGCTGCCCGGCGCGTTTGCCGCGTCGCTGGCTCGGATCGCGGCGCGGGGCGACAAGGTGCGGATGCTGTGGCAGCACGACCCGACCCGCCCCATCGGGGTCTGGGACGAGGTCCGGGAGGACGGCAAGGGCCTGTGGGTCAAGGGCCGCCTGCTGCCCGACGTAGCGCAGGCCCGCGAGGCGGCGGCGCTGATCCAGGCGGGTGCGATCGACGGTCTGTCCATCGGCTATCGCACCCTGCGGGCCGAACGCGACAAGGCCGGGCGGCGCGTGCTGGCCGAGGTCGAGCTGTGGGAGGTGTCGCTGGTGACCTTCCCGATGCTGGCCGAGGCCAAGGTGGACCGCAAGGACAGCGACGAGATGCGCGACGTCGCGGCGCTGTTCGTGCAGGCGGCACAGGCGCTGCGCGGCGCATGAGATTTCGGACCGGGTGCATCCCGGTCCGTCAACCAGGTTCGGACCGGTCCCGTGCGGGAGGTCCGACGACAGGGGCGCGGCCCCGATCACCGTGACGAGGAGAAGACCATGACCGAGGTGAAGGCCGCGGGCGGCGGCGACATGCCCGCCGACCTGAAGGGGGCCATGATGGGGTTCGTCAGCGAACTCAAAGGCTTTCGTGAAGATATTCAATCCAAGCTCAATGCACAGGAACAGCGTATGACCATGATCGACCGCAAGACCGCCCTGCGGGGCCGCGCGCCCCTGTCCGCCACCGCAGAGGTCGAGGTGCCCCACCAGAAGGCGTTCAACGCCTATCTGCGCAGCGGCGACGATGACGGCCTGCGCGGTCTGGCCATCGAGGAGAAGGCGCTGTCGGTGGCCAGCGACGGCGGGTTTCTGGCCGCACCCAAGGTTGCCGAGACCGTGCAGAACACGCTGCATTCCACCTCGTCGCTGCGCCGTCTGGCCAACGTGGTGACCATCGAGGGCAGCGTTTATGAGGCGCTGGTCGAGCGTGGCGACATGGGCGCCGGTTGGGCCACCGAGGCCGCCACGGTCGAGACCGCGAACTTGGCCCTGGACCGCATTGCCATCCCGGTGCACGAACTGTCCGCAATGCCGCGTGCCAGCCAGCGGCTGCTGGACGATGCGGCCTTTGATGTTGAAGGCTGGCTGGCCGAGCGCATCGCCGAGAAGTTCGCCCGGTCCGAGGCCAACGCCTTTCTGCGCGGCGACGGCGTCGACAAGCCGCGCGGCCTGCTGAGCTATCCCACCGCGCCTGCGGCGACCGCGACCACGGCCCAGATCGGCTTCGTCGCCACCACCGCGGCTGGCGATTTCCCGGCCGCTGCGCCGATGGATTGCCTGATCGACCTGATCTACTCTCTGGGCGCGGAGTATCGCTCGAACGCCTCGTTCCTGATGAACTCGAAGACGGCGGCCCGGGTGCGCAAGATGAAGGATGCCGACGGCCGCTTCCTTTGGACCGATGCGCTGAGCGTGGGCCAGGTGCCCCAGCTGCTGGGTTATCCGGTGATGATCAGCGAGGACATGCCCGACATGACGACGAGCTCGTTCTCGATCGCGTTCGGTGATTTCCGCGCGGCCTACACGATCGTCGAGCGTCCCGACCTGCGCGTGCTGCGCGACCCGTTCAGCGCCAAGCCGCACGTGCTGTTCTATGCCACCAAGCGTGTCGGCGGCGGGATCACCGACTTCCGCGCCGTCAGGCTGCTGCGCTTCATCTGATCCCCCGAGGGATCGGATGAGGGAGGGGCGCGCCTGGTGCCGGGCATTCCGGTTTAGCAACTGTCCGCGCGCGCTGATGGCCGGCGTGCGGCGCGCCCCGCTTCCCTTTTGCCTGCAAGACAGCCGGGGCCCCGTTCGGGGGCCCCGCCTTTGGTGGAACATGCGGACGGCACGACGGGAGGTTCGCAACATGATGCTGATAGAGGAAACGGCGCTCGCGGCGGAGGCGCTGCCGGTGGCCGCCCTGCGCGCGCATTTGCGTCTGGCCCAAGGTTTCGAAGGGCCCGACGACGCCGCCGAGACGGCGGCACTGGCGGGCTTTCTGCGTGCAGCGATCGCCACGATCGAGGGGCGCACCGGCAAGGTGCTGCTGAAGCGGCGGTTCCGCATGCAGCTGGACGATTGGCGCGACCGGCTTGGCCAGTCGCTGCCGCTGGCGCCCGTGCATTCGGTCGAGCGCATCGAGATCGACGACGGGAACGGCACGCTGACCCAACTGCCCCCCGAGGGGTGGCGGCTGGTCCCGGACGGACAGCGCCCCGTGATCCTGCCCACCGGGGTCGTGCTGCCGTCGATTCCACGGCGGGGGACGGTGACGATCACGTTCCTGGCGGGCTTCGGGGATGCCTGGTCCCAGGTTCCGGCGGATCTGGCGCAGGCGGTCATCCTGTTGGCCGCGCGGTATTACGACGATCGCAGCCAGGATGGTTTGCGTCATGCACTGCCCTTTGGTGTCAGCGCGCTGATCGAGCGCTGGCGCGCGGTCCGCACGCTGGCCGGGCGCGGCAGCCGGGAGTGGCGCTGATGGCCGCCCCGAACCTGTCGACGCGGCTGGCGCTGGAGACATCCGACCGGATCGCGGACGGCTTGGGCGGCTATGAGACGCGGTGGCGTCAACTGGGCTGGCTGTGGGCGCAGATGGAGGCGCGGTCGGGTCGCGAACAAGGGACCGGCGCGGGAATGATCAGCGTGGTCCAATGGCGCATCACGCTGCGCGCCGCGCCTGTGGGTGATGCGCGACGCCCGCGGCCCGGGCAGCGGCTGCGCCAGGGAACACGGTTGTTTCAGATCGAGGCGGTCGCGGAAAGCGATCCGTCCGGTCGGTATCTGGACTGCTTTGCGCGCGAGGAGGATCTGACATGAGCTATGGGGCAGGGGTCGCCTTGCAGGCGGCCGTCTATCAGAAGTTGCGCACGAACGAGGCGCTGGCGGATCTGGTGGGCGATGCGATCTTCGACGCGATGCCGGTGACGGCGCCGAGCGGGATCTATGTCTCGCTCGGTCCCGAGGAGGTGCGTGACGCCAGCGATTCCACGGCACGCGGATCGCGGCATGATTTCGTGATCTCGGTCATGGCGGGCAGCGACAGTGGGGCGGGCTTCGGCGCGGTCAAGGCCGCAGCGGTCGCTGTGGCCGATGCGCTGGAGGCGGGCGGACTGGTGTTGTCGCGCGGCCAGCTGGCGGGTTTGTGGTTCCTGCGCGCAACCGCGCGGCGGGTGAAAAGCGGTGCGGCTCGTCAGGTCGACCTGACCTTTCGCGCGCGCATCGATCTGAACTGAGGAGATGGGACAATGGCAGTGCAAAGCGGACGTGATCTGCTGATCAAGATGGACATGTCGGGCAACGGCACGTTCGAGACCGTGGCGGGCCTGCGTGCGACGCGCCTGTCCTTCAACGCCGACACCGTCGACGTGACCAGCATGGACAGCGCCGGTGGCTGGCGCGAGCTGTTGGGCGGTGCCGGCGTGCGCAGCGCGTCGATCGCCGGATCCGGCGTGTTCCGCGACGCGGCCACCGACGGGCGCGCCCGCCAGGCGTTCTTTGACAGCGAAATCCCGTTGTTCCAGGTCATCATCCCTGATTTCGGCACCGTGGAGGGCCGGTTCCAGATCACCGGCCTGGAGTACGCGGGCAGCCACGACGGAGAGGCGACCTATGAGATGTCGCTGGCTTCGGCAGGGGCGCTGACCTTCGTGGCGCTGTGATGGCCAACCCCATGCGCGGCGAGGTGTCGCTGATGCTGGATGGCCGGCCGCATGTCGCGCGCCTGACCCTGGGCGCCCTGGCCGAACTGGAGGCGCAGCTTGAGGCGGACGGGTTGACCGGGCTGGTCGCCCGTCTTGACGCCGGGCGTTTCTCCAGCCGCGAGATCCTGGCCGTGCTGGTGGCCGGGCTGCGCGGCGGCGGCTGGACGGGGCAGGCGGGTGATCTGACGGCGGTGCAGATCGACGGTGGTCCGCTGGAGGCCGCCCGCATCGCCGCCCGTCTGCTGGCCCTGGCCTTTCGGGCGCCTGCATGACCGGGCGCGCCGGGGGGCTGGACTGGGCGGGCCTGATGCGGGCGGGCCTGCAGGGGCTGCGTCTGCATCCCGATCAGTTCTGGGCACTGACCCCTGCCGAGTTGGGTCTGATGCTGGGAATGGGTCCGACGGCGCCCCGCATGACCCGTGACCGGCTGGCCGATCTGGCAGCCCGATATCCCGACGCGCCCGCACCGGCGGGCGTGGTCTTGGCTGAAACGACGGGGGATCATCAAGATGACCACACGTGACGGGACCGGCACCGCGCTGGACCAACTGGACGACGACCTGGGCCGCAATTCCCGCATGACGCAGGAGTTCCAGGCGGAACTGGGCAGATTGCGCCAGTCGATGATGTTCACCACGCGCGAGGTCGGTACCCTGTCCTCGGGGCTTGAGCGTGGCTTGGGCCGCGCCATCGACGGCCTGGTCCTGGACGGCGGCAAGCTGTCGGACGCGTTGAAATCCATCGGACAGTCGCTGGCAGATACCGTCTATGGCATCGCCATGAAGCCCGTCGAGAACGCTTTGGCAGGGTTGATCGCGGGCGGCATCGGCGGGATGCTGGGCGGGGTGATGCCCTTTGCCAAGGGCGGGGCATTCGCCAACGGCCGCACCATGGCCGGAGATGTCGTCTCCGGACCCACGGCATTTCCGATGCGCGGCGGTCAGGGGCTGATGGGCGAGGCCGGGCCCGAGGCGATCATGCCGCTGCGGCGCGGTCCCGACGGCAAGCTGGGCGTCGCCGCAGCCGGGGGAGGGGGATCGGTGAACGTGACGTTCAACATCCAGACCCCCGACGTGGCGGGGTTCCAGCGCAGCCAGTCGCAGATCGCGGCGCAGATGTCGCGCGTGCTGGCCCGCGGCGAGCGAAACAGCTGAGAGGAGGCAAAAGATGGCGTTTCACGACGTAAGATTTCCGACGAACCTGTCCTTTGGCGCCATCGGCGGTCCCGAGCGGCGCACCGAGATCGTGGCGCTGGCCAGCGGGTTCGAGGAGCGAAACACACCCTGGACGCATGCGCTTCGCCGCTTTGACGCGGGCATGGGCCTAAGATCGTTGGACGACCTGTCGGAGGTCATCGCCTTTTTCGAGGCGCGTGCGGGGCAGCTGCACGGGTTTCGGTGGAAGGATTGGTCCGACTACAAGAGTTGTCTGCCGTCAGCGGCCCCGGCATTCGGCGATCAGGTGATCGCGGTCGGGGACGGGCAAACGCGCGTCTTTCCGTTGTCGAAGGCCTATCGATCCGGGGCGACGGTCTATCGTCGGCCCGTGACCAAGCCGGTCCAGGGTTCCGTGCGCGCCGGGATCGGGGGGGCAGAGGTGTTCGTCGGCATCAACTATGCCGTGGACCATGTTGCCGGGCGCATCATCTTTGACGAGGCCCCGGAGGCGGGCGCGGACATCTCTGCCGGGTTCGAATTCGACGTTCCGGTGCGCTTCGACACGGACCGGATCGCAGTGTCCGTCGCGTCGTTCCAGGCCGGGCAGGTTCCCGACATTCCGGTCGTGGAGGTTCGGGTATGACGACGACGACAGTTGCACGCGCTTGGTCGGTGCGGCGCACCGATGGTCTTACGCTTGGCTTTACCGATCATGACCAGCGGCTGGTCTTTGGCGGGGTGACCTTTCGCCCTGACCGCGGCCTGACCGCGCGGGCGTTGGTTCAGGGAACCGGCCTGTCGGTCGACAACTCCGAGGCGGTCGGGGCGCTGAACGATGATGCGATCACCGAGCGCGACCTCATGGCCGGTCGGTGGGACCAGGCAGAACTGCGCATGTGGGAGGTCGACTGGAGCGATGTCACCAGTCGCAAGCTGGTGTTTCGCGGGTCTTTGGGCGAGGTCTCGCGTGCGAACGGGGCCTTCCGCGCCGAGCTTCGCGGCCTGTCAGAGGCGCTGAACGCGCCGCAGGGGCGCGTCTATCATCCCCGGTGCAGCGCGCGCCTTGGCGATGGGGCGTGCAGGGTCGATCTGAGCGCGGAAAGTCTGAGCGTGCTGCGCCAGGTCCAGGGGATGGACGAGGGACGCGTCTTCACGTTCATCGCATTTCCGGCCTTTGACGCGGCCTGGTTCGATCATGGGCGGCTGGAGGTTCTGTCCGGAGCGGCGCAAGGTCTCCATGGTGCGGTCAAGAACGACACTGCACGCCCCGGTGGCCAGAGGATTATCGAGCTGTGGTCCAGTCTGGGCATCCTGCCCGCCACCGGCGACCAGATCCGGCTGACGGCAGGATGCGACAAGGCTGCGGACACGTGCCGGCTGAAGTTTCGCAATCAATTGAACTTTCGCGGGTTTCCGCATCTGCCGTCCGAGGATTGGCTGATGGCGCCTCAGGCAGGACGCCGGAATGGATAGCCCGGTCGTCGATGCCGCCCGGCTGTGGCTGGGCACGCCTTATGTGCATCAGGCCAGCGTCCGCGGCAGTGGCTCCGATTGCCTCGGGCTGATCCGCGGCGTCTGGCGCGACCTGTATGGGGCGGAGCCCGAGGCGCCCCCGGCCTACACCGCCGATTGGGCCGAATGCGGCAGCACCGAAGTGCTGCTGTCCGCGGCCATGCGGCACCTGGGTCCGGTCGATGATGCGGACTGGCAGCCAGGGCAGGTGCTGTTGTTTCGGATGCGGCAGGGCGCCATCGCCAAGCACTTGGGCATCCTGTCGGCCGCGGGCGATGCCCCGCGGTTTCTGCATGCCTATACCGGCCACGGTGTCATCGACAGTCCGCTGACCCCTCCGTGGCAATCCAGGATCGTGGCGCGGTTCCGCTTTCCCTGA